GGCTAGTTAAGGTGATGAGACACAGGTGGTGCTGCACGTTGAAAACGTGAATCGACTTACCAGTCGGGTCTCAGACGGTGAGGTAAAAATCTACTCATGTAGCAATGCCCCTTGCCTGTTGGTATACATTAATCCAACCTCCCACCCCCTCTTTTATAAATACCTTATGGACAAAGAGAAACTCAAGTTAATTGTCAAGAATCTCAAACTTTTAGTCGATGCATTAGAGTCTGAGGTTTATTCTGATGTTGATGCTTACGTAAACACTGAAGCACCAGCATTCTCTTCACCAGTTCTAGAATATGATGAAGTTTTTGAGGATGATGATGGATAGTAAAACTAGACAATATGCATTATCTTTATTGCTAAAGACTTTTGGAAACACTCATACAAACAAAGCAATCTATGAGTGTGCAGATGAATGGTGTAGTAAACAATCGACGACTAGCGGAATAGTTTTATATTTTAAAGCGTACTACGGTAAGTATGAAAGACAAGAAGGCAGCCAAATTGATACTCAAGAGGGCAAAGAAACATCCTGAGTTATATTCTAAGGAAGAAATAAATTTCGCTAAGAATTTTAAAAAACATCTCAAACTTGAAAAGAAACATCATGAACGTAAACTTGGTGACAGTAACCCCAGAAGCGGAAAAGATGATGGGGTACGTGGCAAGGGTGAGCAACCCCAAGAATCAAGACAACCCAAACGTCAGTGGATTGTTAGGTTACTGCATCAAGCACGGTCATTGGTCGGTCTTTGAGCAATCATATATGACTCTGGAGATTAATACCACCAGAGGACTAGCAGCACAGATATTAAGGCATAGATCATTCACCTATCAAGAGTTCTCCCAAAGGTATGCTGATAGTAGTATGCTAGGTAAGGAGATACCTTTGCCAGAACTACGTAGGCAGGATGATAAGAATAGACAGAACAGTATTGATGATGTAGATCCTCTTGTTGTTCAGGATTTTAATAGTAAGATGCAAAAGCATTTTGTAGATGGGATGCGTTTATATAAAGAGATGCTTGATGCTGGTGTTGCTAAGGAGTGTGCTAGGTTTGTACTACCTCTCGCTACCCCTACTAAGATATACATGACTGGTTCATGTCGTTCATGGATACATTACATTAACCTACGTTCTGGACATGGTACACAGAAAGAGCATATGGATATTGCTAATGAATGTAAGAGAATATTCTCTGAACAGTTTCCAGTAGTGGCAGAAGCCCTTGCTTGGGTCTAAATAACAATACATTATTAAGTTTTATGGCAACGTATCCTGTAGTTAACACAGAAACTGGTGAACAAAAAGAAGTTGTGATGAGTGTTCATGACTGGGACCAGTGGCGTGAAGATAATCCTGATTGGTTAAGGGATTATTCTGATCCATCTACCATGCCTGGTGTAGGTGAGGTGGGTGAATGGAAAGATAAACTTCTTAATAAGAATCCTGGATGGGGTGAAGTCCTCAAGAAGGCCGAAAAATCTGGGGGCATTAATGCAAGATTAGCAAAGAGAAATATAGGTACAACACAAGGATTGGGGGACTATTAGTATGCCAAGAAAGAAAAAGACTGACGATCCCATTGGAGTAGGACTAACGGCTAAACAAATGAGACGAAAGAAACCTATCAATGCAGATCTCCTTGTAGATATTGATCCACTTACTGCAAACCAAGAGAAATTTTTTGAAGAATATGATGCAGGTAAGCATTTGTTTGCCTATGGATGTGCTGGTACAGGTAAAACATTCATTGCATTATACAAAGCACTTAAAGAAGTTCTTGATTTAGATACACCATACGAAAAGATTTACATCGTTCGTTCTCTTGTATCGACACGTGAAATTGGTTTCCTACCAGGAGATCATGAAGATAAATCTTATCTCTTTCAGGTTCCATACAAGAAGATGGTGAAGTATATGTTTCAGATGCCATCTGATACAGACTTTGAAATGCTTTATGGTAATCTTAAAACTCAGGAAACTATTACCTTCTGGTCTACCTCATTCATACGTGGTACTACATTAGATAATGCTATTGTTATTGTTGATGAATGTCAGAACTTGAATTTTCACGAGTTAGATAGTATAATTACTAGAGTAGGAGATAATTCTAGGATTATTTTCTGTGGCGACGGAGTTCAAACTGATCTTCGTAACAACCATGAACGTTCTGGCCTTGGTGATTTTATGAAAGTTATTTCTATGATGGAATCATTTGCCTCTGTTGAATTTGATATCAATGATATCGTTCGTTCAGGATTGGTTAAAGAATACATCTTAGCAAAGCATTCTCTTGGTATGTTATGACATTTGATCATTGTAATTATCTCGGTGACATTGAATTAGAAAAGAAGGAAACACCTGGTTGTAGACTGTATCAAGTCCCTAACGGTGAGTGGGTTCCTTCTATTACTTCAGTTACTAGTTTCTATAATCGACACATCTTTGCCAAATGGCGTAAGCGTGTGGGTGAGGAAGAAGCAAATCGCATTACTAAGAAAGCAACTACTCGTGGTACTGATTACCATGAAGCAGCACAGTCTTACTTAGAGAATAAAGAATTGGATTGGAATAACTTCCTTCCAGCTACACAATTTATGTTCCATCATGCTAAACCTTACCTTGATAAGATTCAAAATGTTCATGCAATCGAGCGTACTCTCTACTCAGAGTATCTTGGCATTGCTGGTCGTGTTGATTGCATTGCTGAATATGAAGGCGAACTAGCAGTCATTGACTTTAAGACATCTGAAAAGATCAAACCAGAGAAGTGGTTGGAGAACTATTTCGTTCAGGAAACTGCATATGCATGTATGTATTATGAGTTAACAGGTATACCTGTTAAGAAACTTATTACTATGATGGTTACACCTGGTGGTGACGTAAAAATATTTGACAAACGCAACAAAGACGAGTATATTAAGCTACTAGTTAAGTATATAAAGAAATTTGTCTCCTCTAATCTCAAATCTCATGGTAATGGATAAAGAACTAAACGCAGTGTTGGAGAAGAAGTTTCTTTGTCCATCCAAATTTGCACAAGACATCGAAAAGTTAGTGCAAGAAAATGATTCACTTAATTATATCGAAGCAATCATAGTTTACTGTGATGAGAACACAATTGAACTTGAGTCCGTACCTAAATTATTATCAAAACCTCTGAAAGAAAAATTAAAGTACACAGCACAGGAGTTAAACTTTTTAAAACGTACATCTCGTGCGAAATTGCCAATCTAGTTTCATAAAAGACCCAAAAAAAATCCTGCCAATTTTTCCCCCTATTACTTTTTTAAATGGAAGACGATCATTTGCCAGAACATATCAATAATCTTTGGGAGGACATGGATCGTCTCAATGCATTGTATGAAGAACTTATGTGGGAGCATGATGTTGAGTTAGAGTTTAAAGCAGACTACGAAAACAATCGGATTATTATCAAACCATTTGAGGGATGATGCCATTTGAAACATATAAAACTTATCTTGCAATGAAGCAACACTTCACTAGAGATAAGTATGATTACCACAAGTACTGTGGTCGTTCTCGTGCTTCTTTAAATGCATTTCATAAGCGCAAGGACAGATACTTCTTTGAGAAGATGGCTAGAGCACATCCAGATAAGGAGATAGAAGATTTTTTTGTAGCAAACTTTGTATCATGTAAAGATCCAGAGACTTTATGGATAGGAGAGATTATAAGAGAGGGAGATAATAATTTTAGACAGTGGCAGAAGAAAGTTCAGTCGCTGTCTTATGTTTTTAAAGAAGATGCTACATCATTGTTTGATGAACAGAGAGTCGATGATGTCTTTGATTGTAGTAATGGACACCCTCCTATTTTAAAAAGTTATCTTGGTGGGTTTACAAGTTTGGAAACTATGGTAATATGTGATAGAATACTTGGGTACGTTAAAAACTTTGATAAGAAGTTAAAGGATCCAGTGTGGGAAACCGTCAGTAGACGGATTAAAAAGTACACACCCTTCCTAAATATTAATGTACACCGTTACAAAAAAGTTCTAAAAGAGGTTGTCATTCATGGCCATGACTAATGATGAAG